GCTAGGAGGTAATAATGAATGATCTAAAAGAAAGTTTTGCAAATATGCAAGGCCTGGAATGGGTTAGTTGGTTTGTATTGAAACCAATAGCCTTAATATTAACCGTAACAACATTTATTATTCTTTAGGAGGTAAAAATGGATATATGGAATGAAAATTTTATTGTAAAGATAGCGATAAAACTTGAAGCTGAAACAGTAGATGAGGCTATAGAGGAACTAGAAAATAAATTAGAAGAGGGCAAAGTTAATTTAAACAGAATGGTATTTTTTTTAGAGGAAGTGTCAGATGATATTAGTTGAAATAATTAGCTACTCAATACTTAGTATTGTATTGATAGCAACAATTTATATTAATGAAAAAAACTTAGGAGGTAAATAATCATGTCAATAAAAAAAGATAAAAATAATAGTGATGTGTTTGTGGTAGATACACTAGCAGACTTATTCAAACTGTTAGCAGATCAAGGTATCTATGTAAGAATAAATGATAACTGTAAATTAAGAAATTTTGAATTAGGGGAATGTGATTATGAGTAAAACATATAAAGTTATTTTTGATGAAACTAAGACTTATGAAATAGAAGTTAAAGCTGAATCAAAACAAAATGCAAGGGAGATAGCATCACACTTAGTTAATGATGCTGAACCTAGCTATTCAGAATGGGAACATCATTCTACTGAGGAGGTGTCAGAATGACAACAAAAAAGAAAGAATACATATTTAGTAACTTTGTGTGCATCACAGAAGAAACAGATGTTATGGCCGACAGTTATGAACAAGCCGTTGATATATTTCTTTCGGGTGGTGGCAATACTGAAGAAGTTGATTCTAACGGTGGCTACTGGGAATGTATATCAAATCCAGATGAAAAGATTTAGAGGAGATAAAAGATGAATAAAATATTATACAAAGAACAAGGAGTCGAATCTTGCCCAGACGGGTGGACTTGTATTAAATGTGGTAAAGAGTTTTCTGAAAATACTATTGATGTAAAAGACTATTATGTTAATTACAGTAATGAGGGAACTATTTGTTTTACTTGCGAAAAAAAAGAAAGAGAATGAATAAACCTCAATACCGTATCAAACTGGTATCTTGGGACGAAGTATCAGCTTACTTTGATCCAAACCTAGATCCACATTCTAAGTTTGGCTTTTTGGTCTATAAACCAGGCTCAAAATATTACGATCAAGCCTTTTGGTATAATACTAATAAGCAAAGATGGGGAGGAATAGCAAAATATGTTGCACAATTACCGTAAAGATTTTAGTATATTGGTTAAGCACTTCGTTTGTCTTTTTTTCATAATACTCTCCCCTTGTTTAATAAATGAATGGAGTGCTTTGTGAGTTGGACTTTTTTAAACTGGATTGGACTCTTTGGTATCATCTGGGCTATCGTCTATCCCAACTTCATCAACAAGCCTAGACGCTGAATGATCGTCATAAACTTTACCCTCTGACTTTTCTTTTTCCTCTAATTCTTTTTGTCTAACTATCTGTTTGGCCATAGCACTACCTAATAACTGCTCTAACCTACCTTCAACCTCTTTTCTACTCATTTGGTCTATCTTTCCAAACATAACCTCTTTTCTATCCACAATAAGGCCACCAACCCTTAATAAAGAGTTTTGTGCCGATATAGCCGCATTAAACGAACCTGCCGCTAAAGCTTTATCCCTAATATCGTATAAGTCCTGGACTGCCCTATCGTAATTTAGTTCGTATTTCTTTTTGACTTCATTAGATAAAAAATTAAACTCTTTTCTAACGAGTTCATTCTTAAATACATTTACTGCCGCTTGGCGTGGATCTTTATAACCAGCTTTACTGGCACATTCTATTAGAGATAATCTTGGGTTATTAACAGAGATCCAGACGAAGTTTCTTTGTCTCCTGGTAAGTTTATTATCTAGGTTGGCAAATTCAACAGGAACTTCCTCTTGATCGGATATGATTGGTTCGTATTCTAGTTTGTGTTTCTTGAATCCCATATTTAGCAAATTAGGGTGTCATGCTTATTTTAATACTAGCCTACCCCACATTACCCTAATATGTTTTAAGAGGATAGATGATAGAGATAGAGATTGTCAAGTATTATCTTATAAATATAGAAAGATTTCTTTATTGGCTATGACAAAAATGCCAAAAATCAAATATTCGCCAAAAGCCCATTCTTATCATGTTTTTTAGCGTCATTATAGTCTTGACAATAATTGACAATAATAGGTGGGCAGTAAAAAATATGAATTAAGAGGTTTTTTACCGCCCTTACAGTAAGTTTCGCTTTGCATTTGTTTTCAGCTTACCGTTTAAAACTAAGTTCTATCAAACAGCACAATAAATAATGCTGGTATTGCAAATGTTGCAACAAAGAATCCAAAAAAGAATAATAATACATCACTCATCTTAAACTCTCCTGGCTATTATCTTCATCATAAAAACTTATGAGATCCCCGTGTGGATCATGACAGGTCATGCCAACATTTACTTTGTAGTGCTTACTATAAGCATCTACTAATGATGCGTTCCTCTTTTTTTCGTAGTCATCAAGTGCTTGATCAAACGATAATCGCATCATGCTATATAAGTTATTTGTCTTGCCCATATTATCTCCTTAAATGTAATTAAAGTAATTTTACATAATGTATTGTAATATGTCTATACTTTGTTTATACTTAAACAATATTTTGACGGAGGTAATTATGTCAACAGATACAAACAGTATGCTTAGTGCTATTTTTGACACTACGGTAAACAACATTCAACAACAACAAAAGCAAGATTCTTTAAACTATTCTATTTTTGAGTTAAGAAAAGCACTCAAAGAAATATCAGACGAACTTGATATTTTAGTTAAAAGAATAGAAACAATTAAGGAGGTATCATGATAGATAACCCACCACTACCAGATTCACTAAAAAGTCATCAGCATATAGCTATTGGCGATACTATGTATTTTCCAGGTATGGATAATGCATATTATCATCAATCACCAGGCGTGTCTTCATCTACCTTAAGGAGATTTAGACAATCGCAGTTACATGCTATGCAAGAGGTGGTAGAGCCGACACCTGCTATGCAGTTCGGTTCTGCTGCCCACTCTCTAATAGTAGAGGGCGAGAACGCATTTAATAACGAGGTCGCAGTTATATCTGGATCTCCATACACAAATGCAAACAAACAACTAAAACGTGATTACGAAGATAGAGGTATGTTAGTAATTACACAAGACAAAAGGGACACCTTGTTTCGCATGAAAGATAATCTTATTGAAGAAGCAAGAAAGTTCCTTGACGTTGATCAGGGCGAGTATCCTGGAGTTTTTACCAAGCCATACGAAAACTCCTTGTACTGGTGGGAGCAAGATGTACTCCTCAAGCTAAGGTCTGATGTTATCAGACACCCAGTAGTGCAACCGTATTCAGATGAATCTATTGTAGTTATTGATTACAAGACTACAAGTGATTGCTCCGTATCTGGATTTACTCGCTCTATCAGACGTTATCAGTATGATTTACAGGCCGCTTTTTATAGAAGAGGTTATCAAAAAGCTGGTTTCAAAGTAGAAGATTTCTTATTTGTTGCACAAGAAACCAAAGCTCCATTTGCAACCAAAATATTCAAGATGCATGATGAAGATATGGACAGGGGATGGGATCAACTAGAGAAAACGCTTGGAGATTATAAATCAGTTAGGGACGGGGAAAGACCTACTATTTATAATACTCCAAGCATAGTTGAAGTTATGCTGGGATACGAGTTTGAGTAAAGGCAATAAGCAAAGACCAGGAAACTACGACAAGTGGAGTGAGGGCTGGGATAGAATATTTAAGAAAAAAAAAGAAAGAGATATAACTAAACTTAAAAACGTATGGGAAGAGAAGTTTAGCAAAAAGGAGAAACAAAATGACAGATAACGTAAACCACCCCCCACACTATAAGAAAGGCTCTATTGAGTGTATAGACGCAATAGAATCAGCTTTAACTTTTGAACAGTTTATTGGCTACTGTAAGGCAGCAGCTATTAAATATATCTGGAGAGCTGATCACAAAGACGCTAACATCCAGGATTTAGATAAAGCTATCTGGTATCTAACTAGAGCTCGTAACAAGCTTGAAGAAAGATGATGGACATGAGTTTTTATGCTGTTGTTGGTATATTGTTACTTATGATATACGCACTTATAGAAAATAAATAATGGAATTTGATAATATAAAATATTTATACGGTTGTTTAGATAACGAAAGATCTAAGCTAAACCATTTGATAACAGCGGCAGTTAGTTCAAAACAGGATGTAAATAATCCTATAATAAAACAACAAGAAGAAGTAATTAAAAACTTAGTCCAAAAAATAAAAAGGATAGAACAACAAAATGGGAACATTTGAAGATATACATAAATGCGTTATCTGTAAAGGTGATATAGAAATCAAAAGAACCGTTGATGGCGTAGCTTATTGGAATAGAGGTCATAATGCTTGGCCAGTAGCACAAGGCAATTGTTGCTACAAATGTGAAGAGAATAAGGTATTACCCAGGCGGAAACTCAAAGCTTTATTTAATGATTAAAAAAGGGGCTTAACGCCCCTTAGTTTTATCCCAGATCGGGTGGGACTGCCGCAGGGGGTGGCGACATACCACCAGTATCAGCAGGTAAATAGCGTAACACTTTGTTTTTACTACCAGTCCTTTCATTACCCTCGTTATCAGTCCAGTTATTCTCAACTTCTTTAACAGTAAGCATGAGTTCCTTTCCAATATAGTCTTGAGCAGAACTTGGTGGTTGTTTAACAAAACCTACAGCTTTACTAAGTCTAGTAAATATATCTGTAGATATTTGTTTGATTTCTTCCCTAGGATCCCACAAGTTAAACCACTCGTTATGATCCCTATAATTACCCTCAGCTATCTGAAAGGTCATCTTTAAAGTCCAATTACCGTTTTGAGATTTGTATTTCTCAGCCTGGATAATTTTTGCAGCATGATCACCAGACGGAGCCACACCAGGCCCCGCAGGTTTATCTTCTACCTCTACATAAGTTATGTCATCAAAATCAGACATTTCCAATCTCCTTCACATTATCTGTGTTGTTTGCTACGGCTGTAAAACCTAGCTTTTCTATTAATGCAGTAAGATTTGGAACTTCAAAAGCTTCTAACTTACCACTCCTATCCTTAGCAACGTAGCCTTGTCCAACCCTGGTTTGTAACCATCTGGCCTGTACTGCGTTACCCTCCGCATCTGTATCATCTATAACTCTAAGAGCTAAGACTTCATCAAAGAAATAAGTAATAGACTGACCAAGCTTTGTGCCAACCATTTTTGGTTCGTGCATAAATACTCCATCACTATTTACCTTTTCCTCTTTACAAATAAACATGACATGCATATTCAAATCACGAAAAGCACGCATTACATTTGTTACAGACTCCTGAACTTCCCCGTAAGCCTTACGAGGATCTTTGTGTCTAGCTTTCTCCTGTTGCAATAACAGTTCGCTGATTTCAGAAATAGAATCCAGACAAACCGTATCGTATTGAAGTTGGCCAGTTTTGAGCAACTCATGAAGTTGCATAAGCTCTGATGCTTCTTTTACTTCTATAGCATCTACGTTTGTAGCGTCTTTGATAGAAAGCAATCCAGCCTCAGCACTAATTACCAACACCCTACCTGGTGCTGTTTTTGCAAGAGAAGTTTTACCTGCTCCAGCCATTCCATACACAAGAACTTTAGCTCCTTGGTTCTGGACTAGCTTTTCTGGTGAAACAATCCTGCTCGATAAATCATTATTCATAATATGGTTCCTCCGTAAATAAATAATAAGTTTGCTTATTATATACTAAGAAGATACAATGTGTAAAATATTATTTTTGCAAACTGTAAGGAGGTTAAATGGAAAATGCAATTGAAGACTTTGTTTGGATTGCTAACTATTATCATAGAGTAAATTCAATATCCAGGCAAGAGTTAAGGAGATTAGAGAATATGGGTATAGAGCCAAAGTATAAAGATAGAAAGGTAGAACCAATTACTTTGTCAAAATACATACAGTTTTTAGGCAAAGAAAAAGCAGCAAAAGATTGGGATGTATCAGAACATACAGTTGAAGCCTGGAGATATGGACACAGGCAACCATCAATCAGACAAGCTAAAAAGATCATTAAACTTACAGAGGGGAGACTAAACTTTGAGGGTATATATGGCAACATAGCAGATCTACTTGTAGAGGATTAGCTATGTTTGATTTTAATCTGTCTGAAGAAGAGGCAGCGTTAGATATTGCCTTGGCATATTATGATGAGGGTTATAACGTTGTCCCGTTACAAAGATCTAATAAAAAACCACCTCCATTTTTAAAAGGCTGGGAACAATACAAAAACGAAAGGCCTTGTCGTAGCACTGTTGAAGAATGGTTTACTGATCGTGATAATCTAGTTGTAGCATTAGTTTGCGGTAAGTTTATTGTCGTAGATGCAGATTCTCCAGAGGCTATGACTTGGGTTGAAGAAAATTTACCAACTTGTCCTTACAAAGTGAGAACTGGTAAAGGCATGCATTACTATTATAATAATCCAGAAAATTACACTACATTTGCAACAAGAAGAACAAACGATACGCCTGTTGAAAGGCTGATAGATTTAAGGGGTGTTGGTGGACTCATAATTGCTCCATTCAACCGTCATGCGAACGGTCAGATGTATAAGCCAATACCCCTACCTGGTTGGGATATATTTGATCATAAAGACTTACCAGACTTTACACCCAAAGAATTTGAAAAGATTACTGGTGTTCCAAAACAAGACAGCGTGCAAAAGACCGCACCATTTTCTTTAACTGGTGTGAATGAGGGATCACGTAACGATAATGCAGCACGTATAGCAGGTTATTTAATATCTAAAAACGTGAACTTAGATTTTGTAAAAATATTCTTACACAACTGGAACAAAGAAAACTCTCCACCATTACCACAAGAAGAAGTATATTCCGTAGTCGATAATGTTAAAAAAACACACGATAGAAAAAACCAGCTTGCACCTTTGTTTGTGCAAACTAAAGAAGACATAAGACCGCCAGAAGATTTATTTAATCCACCAGGATTATTAAAAGATATGTTTGATTATTGTGAGGAGATAGCACAAGTGTCGCAACCAGAATTATCTCTTGTAGCCGCACTATCCTTAGCTAGTGTTACTTGTGGCAGGATATTTAAAACAAACATGAATAACTTTTCTAGCATGTATTTCATGTGTATAGCCAAGTCAGGACAAGGAAAGGAAAACATAAAAACCTTTGTTGAAGCAGTTTTAAACGCCTCTGAGCACGATAAATTAGTAGTAGGTGATGGATATACCTCTAGTGGTGCTGTGCACTCAGTATTAAAGATGAGGCCTACACACGTAACAATTATGGATGAGTTTGGTAAAAGATTAGAAAGTATATCTCAAGCTGGTAATACTAATAAAGAAGACGGCATACAAACCCTTATGGAAGCCTGGGGTAGATGCCACGGTATTTTAAGACCAGATAACTATTCTTTAATGGGCATACAGGTAGAAGATCTAAAAGAAAAGATTATGAACCGTGTAACACATAAACCAGCTATTACTATGGTG